ATTATAATTTGCCCGACACCTTTCCATAAAGCTATCACGCCTTTAATAGTCAAAATCAAAGGCAGTAAAGGTATAGACAAAACGGTTATGATCGCTCTATACTTATTGTAAAAACTAGCCACTGCATTATAAATAGATGTAAAGGTATCAACTGCGAACGTTTTGACTTCATCCCAGTACATAACAAGACTATATATTGCAACTCCGAGGGCAACAACCGCTAAGATTGCCAGCCCTATTGGGTTAGCAAATAAGAGCGTTAACGCTCCGCCTATCGCAACTATAGCTCCCTTTAATACCACAAACACCATGATCATCTTACCTATTCCTGCAATAATAGTCCCCGCTACCAGTGCAAAAGCTCCAAGAGTAGTCAATAAAATGCCAAATACTAACGCTGAAGAAAGTATTATTCTGGATAATTTCTCATGGCTATTCATCCAATTTGATATTTTATTCCCAACTCTAACGACTATTTCCATAAACTTGACCATCATAGGCATTAACCTATCACCTATCGTTATCACAAGTGTCATCAATCTCTGTTTTGCTACTCCAAATTTAAAGGAAGCATCTGCTTTCATTTTCTTAAAAGCCTCTGATGTTGCTCCAACTGCGTTCTTCGTTTTTTCAAGTGCTACCTTGTAAGCTTCAGCTCCATTCTTTGCAAGTACCATCGCACCCGCACCCGCTTCAACACTTCCGAACATGTCCATCATTTTCTTTCCAGTTCTGACCGCTTCTTTATCGATCATTGAAAGTGCTTCCGCTGTGTTTCCACCCGCTTCTATGAAATCAGGAAATGATTTGCCAGATATCTTTTTAAATACCTTGCTTATTGCTGTTGAGCTTTTGCCAAGTTCAGTAAACATCTGCCTCATTTCTGTGGTTGCGACTCTTGTAGGTGTACCTGAAGCCGTTAAAACCGCAATAGCACTGGTTACATCTCCAAACTTTACTTTCAAGGCTGAAGCTGTTGGAATAACATTAAACAATGAAGCGGACAATTCTCTAAATGTAGTTTTACCTAATCTTACAGCTGTAAACATTTCATCTGATATTTGAGTAACTCCAAGACCTGATCCTTTATAAGCATTCATTACGGATGTTAAACCGTCAACAGCCGTTTCAAGTGTTGCAACTCCACCTATGCTTGCTTTGTTTGCTATTCTTAGGAATTCATCAACTGCTTTTTGCTGTGGTGCTATCCCTGCTGAAACAGCTTGATAAGCTGAAGAAACAACATCGTCTGTTGCAGTTCCAAACTCGTTTGATATTCCTTTAAGTGTACCTGAAAATTCTTTTCGCACCGCTCCCAGCGTTTTAGTAGGCATCAGCGTGGATAATTCTGCGACACCTTTTCCGAACTTTAACGCCTGATTAGTGGCAAGAGCAAGTGGAGCTGTAATCGTTGCTCCCGCCATCATCATATCTCTTCCTGCGTCTTTCATCTTTTTACCGGCACTTTCAAGATTCTTTGACATTCTTTTTGCGTTCTTCATAACAGATTTAGACAGTTTGTCGTTTGCTTTTTTGATCTTTTCCAATGTAGGGGTCATTTTATCCCTTAACTGGTATAAATACGAAGCGGTAAAAGACATCTAATCCTTCTCCTTCTGAAGTTTTGCAACAACTGAATCTGTCATGCTGTACTCGTGTAAAGGCATATCGCAATAATCATTTATTGTTCCCGCACCTAAAGCCATCGCTAGTCTTGCACCTTGCTCGATGTAGTCTTCCTTTGACCAATCGAGCTTAAACCGAAAAAACAGTAATACAGGCAAATAACATAAACCTGATCATTGATATCCAAGTCTCTAAAAAGTGTGTCGGTTAATTTTGTTCCTTTTTCATCTTCAATTTTAGCAAGACAGTTTGTTCTGTTTGAACTCCTAGGTCTCGTGAGAAGCTCTCTCCCTGCTTTCAATATCTGCTCAATGTTTTCACTCATTAAAACAATGTGACTGATTCCTTCAGCCTCTTTCAAAACCTCTTTGACAATTTCATCTTCAGACACATTTTCTCTTTTGAAAAAAGGTACAACTTCTTCACCGACAACATCTTCTTCAACGTCCTTCTTTTTATTGATAACATCATCACCGAAGAACGCTCTCATTGAAGCTCCGGAACTTTTCTGGATCATTGCCGACAATTTAATACACTCAACAGCAGAATCTTTAACAGGTTCGTGGAGGATAAGCGTTTTTATCTTATCCTCCTTACCTGCATTCATGTAATCAATCTCTTTCTCAAGCTTGTAAAAAAGCTTGCCCGCTTCCATGTCTGGTCTGATCATTTCATTCATTGCACCTACCTCCTAAAGTTTACTGAGCACCTTCCATTGGGTCGCCTTGGAATTCTAGTGGGGTTTTACCATCACTTCCTACAGATCTTTCTATTGAATTCGCAAGACTCATACCTGTAAAAGTTCTCTTCACAATCTGTGAGCCTATCTTCTCAAGAAAACTTACGCCATTCTCTGACATAGCCTGTTTCATTGTCCTGATTTTAGCATCAAGATCATCAGTCGTTGGAACTTCAAATTTCACCATTCCTATAGCAGAAGTAATATCCTGACCATGAACAGTTTCTGACTTTCCGCCACCGATTGAAATAGCTTCAACCTTGATTTCGCCCTCTCCTGCATTGTAAACAAGCGTGTTAGGGATAATTCCCCAAGTCTGATTATTTATCCTGACCGCAGGAACTGTCATTCTTTTTTTAGCCATCTTCTAGTTCCTCCTAAATATTAAGCTAATTATTAAAGTTCAAACACCTGTGTAATTGGAAGAACTATCGTTCCAATCTGTGTCACAATAACTATGCTTGCAGTCATTGTTACTTTTCTGTTTGCTGTATCAATAACAGTCACAAGTGAGTCAGCAACCTTCTGAGTATCTTCGCCTGTAGAAACAAGGGCACTCTTTCCAAGATCAGCATAATAATCCATGAAAAGACCTTCAAGAGATTCCTGATTCTGGATATTAAGATCTGCAATCAAGTTGCCGTTTGTCAATCTGGACTGTGCAAGGTCGTTCTTCATCGAATTAAAGATGAACTCTCTACAGACTGAACCAGTATCAATGTAGTTAAGATACTTGAAAGTCACATCTGTCGCTCCTTTCGCATCTGTCTTATATGGAGTAACCAAAGCTCCCATGATCATTCCTGTCTCAGCATCATTTACGTCAATTACTGTGAACCCTGCGGTCTGAAGTCCTGTTTTCTCACTCTGTGTAAACAGTATGTTCGCCTGAGTTAAAGCAACAACAGCCATAGGTGTGTTAAAATACGGAAGACTTGCTGACTTCTTTCCACCGACCTGATCAAGATTAGTTGCAAAAACATAATCACTTATCGGTGCGTCTGCTGTGAGTCTCAACGCTCTGATAGCAACGAACTCGGCAACTCTCCAATCAGCAGGGGTCATAATTGCCGAACCTTCCTGAAGTACGTTAGCAGTTGGAAAAGTAGCAGGGGCAAGTTTGTTTCCGGCAAATAAGAGTGCTTTGCTGTTCTTGGTGGTGAATGTTGCGACTATGTTGCTGTAAGATTCATCATAACCCATGAAAGCAACGCCGTCTTTAATAGCATTTGTTGAATTGAATCTTGCATCAATAGCACTTTCAATATTATCAGCTGAAGCATAAAGATGTTTCGGGAATGCGTATCCTGTGTATCTTCTTTCTGGAAGGTCTGCAACGGCATAAGTCGCTGTTCCTGTTCCACCTGCGAATGCTGTGATTCCAAAAGTAAGACCTGCAACTGATCCAATAACTTTGATAGAGAAATCGTTTCCAATTATACCTTCATCAAGTGCTGTGAATTTTGCATCATTCGTGTCAACTTCCGCACTAACAGGAATATCGGGGTAGGCACTTACAAGCAAAGCGTTTACAATAGCTGTTGCTACTTCTGCGGGTGTTGCTCCACTTGCAATGCTTATTGAAGCTTTGTAGGTTTTGTCAACTACCTGAACTTCAAGAGTTCCGGCTTCTGTTGCAAGTCCAGTGATCAGAACTTTACCAATTGCTCCAACCGCTCCGTAGCCTTGTGCGATAGCCTGAACGTCTGTTCTGACATATCTGTTTTTGTCCAAAATTGTCTTGATAACTTTTCTTACGGAACTTCTTGCTCCAAAATAAGTGTTGAGCTGTGTTTCTGTCAATGTCTGCACATTCTCAACAATGCTTCCTTTCACTGAACTGGTGTCTGCCACAGAACCAACGGCAAGAATGGATCTCCCTGCTATGGCTGAAATAGCTTTACCTGATAGTGTCGCATTAATTGTTGGCTTTCCCATCTCTTACCTCCCTCTTTTGCGAGTTGCCTTTTTAG